GGATTATGCTAAATATGATGGTAGTCAACAAGGATATGTTCATCTGTATATTCTGAAATTAATTAATAATTGGTACGGAAATACTATTGAAGATAATCATATCAGGAGTATCTTATGGAATGAAATTACTAATTCTAAACATATTAGTGGAGGATTAGTTTTAGAGTGGCCCTCAAGCCTTCCTTCTGGTACTTATTTAACTATTGTAGTTAATTGTTTATATAATCATTTTAATTATAGATTATGTTGGATTTTAGCAGATCTTCCTATAACTGATTTTAATGATAATGTTTATGTTATAGTAGTGGGTGATGATAGTCTATTTACTGTTACACCAAAGTATATAGATAAGTTTAATGAATTTCTTCTTCCTGATTTGATGTTGGGTATAGGAATGACTTATACTACGGAACTTAAAGGTCAAGCTACGGGTTTAATGAGAAATATCAATTCTGTTGAATTTCTTAAAAGATCCTTTAGAAAAGATTCTGAATTGGGTATTTATGTCGCCCCTTTGAGGCTAGATGTAATCTTGGACATGTTAAATTGGACCAAGAAGCATGATTCTGATAATATAACTTGTTCTAATGTGACGACGGCTCTTAATGAGTTGTCATTGCATGATCGAGAAGTATTTGAGTTGTGGCAACCTAAGATAGTAGCTTCAATTAAATCGGTTTTACCAAATTCTGAGTTCAGTTCTTCTCTACATCTCTCCTATTCCAGTAGGAAAATGAAAGTTACATCCTCTTTGGATGTAGGTTTTATGTAATCTGGAAGGTTGGTACCCTAGTACCCACAAACAGTGGATAGCTGTTTCTTATCCCGAAATCTTAATGTTAATTTAGATGGTTTCATATCCTAAATATGTGCGACTACGTCTGGGCGGCGGTGTGTCAAAGAGACCTTTTGGTTCCCATTTTAAAACACAATGAATGAACTAAATAATACACGATCCTATACGAAGACTAAGAGTTCCCTCGATCGGGGAAGGACGGTCACCAAGCCTTTTATGCCTTATGCAAGAAATAACAATTCGGTTGATTTTAATCTTGCAGACAACGACTTTGTTGTACCCCAATCGGGTATGACTGAAAATACGAATTTAATGCCTACAACGGACCATGAACAGGTTCAAAATGTTGTAGAGACTACAAAATTTGTAAGTGATGGAAATATAGTTGAAGCATCTCTTGCTAACCACAGGAGTTTGCCTAGTCTATTTCACAAATCAAGTGATCAAGCTAATAGTGATGATGTAAAAACTTTCTTAGGAAAACCTTTTTTAATCACTTCTGGCTCGTTCGGGACTGTAGATACAGTAACTACCTTCCCTAGAATGGATTTTCCTAAAGACATGCTAAGTCAAACTCTTTTTAAGAATAAACTTAGTGGGTACTTAGGAGTCCGCGCTACTCTAGTATTTAGAATAGTTTTTAATGGAAATCCTTTTCAACAAGGAAGATATATGATGACGTGGGTTCCTTCTGGAGGCTCAGAAGTTTCTTCTACGCGTTATACTGAGAATTATAAAGCTCATATTAATACTTTGACTCAGAGAACTCAACTTCGTAGAGTTGAGTTTGATATTAATTCAGATACTGAGGCGGTTTTAAGAATTCCTTTTAGTTCAGTACTTAATTATTTTCCTTTGGTATCAATAGACGCGGCTGGTGTTGGAAATTGGGGTTCTTTGGGTTTATTCCCTTATTCTCCGTTAGTAGCGCCTTCTGGTACTGCTGCAGTTAATTTTGTAGTTTTTGCTAATTTAGAAGACGTGGAAATGGTTGGAGCTGCTGTACCTCAGATGGGTAATTTGTCAGAAAGAG